GCATCCTCACGGGTATCAGGCCGCCGCCGCGCTGGCTGAATATCTCCTGGTTGCTCTGCCCGATGATGCCGCCGCTGCCGCTTTGGTTTAAGGTTGGGTGGGGGTTGGTTGGATCGTCCCAGTGAGAGCCTGCAGGAGCAGTGGCGGCAGGGTTTTGCCACGCCTCTGCGCCCGCTGCAGGATGCCCTGCTTCGCCCTGTCGCTCAAAAAGTATTTCTGCGGGGTCTTCGCTTCCAGCACTTGCGACAAGGAAGACGCGACGGCGGCGTTGGGCCACTCCGAAATATTGCGCGTCAAGGATGCGCCACGCGATGCGGCGTTTGTGTCCAAGCACATAACCTGCGTTCGTCCATTTTTGCCCTGCCGGTTCGAGCGGCATATCTTCTCCGGCCAATCCGCCCAAAAAGCATCCGAAGGCGTTGTCTTTAGTATTGAGTACGCCCGGCACGTTTTCCCAGACGAGGATGCAGGGCGGTTGTCCGTTTCGGGCGCGAATAAAGTCAATTGCATCTAATATCCTAATCAAGATTAAGGTCAAATTACCGCGCTCGTCGTCCAAACTGCCGCGCAATCCGGCAACGGAAAAAGCTTGGCAGGGCGTGCCGCCAACCAAAACATCTGGGGCTTCAACGCTGCCGTTGAGGATTTTTCCGACCAGCTGCGTCATATCGCCGTGATTGGGGACGTGCGGCCAATGATGGGATAGGACGGCGCAGGGGAACGGCTCGATTTCGGCGAACCATGCAGGCTGCCAACCCAATGGTTCCCACGCAACAGATACCGCTTCAATTCCACTGCAAACGCTGCCATAGGTTAGTGTTTTCATGTTTCCTCTCTTTGTTGATGCTTCCGAAATTTAATATTCTTATTATTTAAAATTTCCTGCGCTGCGTGTTTCTTCTTCTGCCGCCAAATTGCGGCATCCAAAATCGGCTCGGATTCTTTTACGGCAGCGACGTAGTGTTGCCAGCTTGCGAGCCGCATGGTTTCGTAGAAGCTATCAATGGATGATTCGAGGTGTTTCAATTCGTCGCCGGTAGCTATCCATTTGTTTCTTGCTCTGTTCCGCTCGCCTATTGCCGTCAAGATGTCGGGCGTGACGTCGGTGGCTGTTTCGAGCTTGATTGATAGTTCAAGTCTGACCATCATGTCGGTTTCTTCGTTGGCTTTGATTTTGGTGTGTCTCAAGACTTCGATTAAAGCGACATGCAGATAGTGGGCGGCGCAGGCGTCGTAAAATATTTGGTCGTCTGTCGTTCCGTCTTTCAGGCAATCGACCAGTTTTTGAAACGGGGCGATAACTGAGTCTATGGTGGCGGTGTCGATTTGTTCGTTGCTGGTTGCCAGCATTGCCAGTATCGGTGCTTTCCCCCGCGTCCCCTGTAAGAGGGAGCGGCGGGGATGGTATTTTTTACGGGGTTTTTTGTTATTCGCCATCGACAGGCTCCAATACACATCCGCCGCCTATGAGTTCGGGGTGTGCGTCAAAATCAATTTGTCCGGGGGCGAGTTCTGTTGATTCGTGGCGGTCGCCTTCGAATGCGTGGACTGCGCCGACAAAGACTAGGCAGGTTACTGCTGCGACAAACATTGCAAAGAGTAGATCGCGGATTCTCATTTCAGCATGCCTTTTGTAGGTTGTTTTCAGACAGGAAAGAGAGAGCGGCTTTGACTGCTTTTTCTTCGGTTGGGTAGTTTGGGGTTATCCCGACTAAGATTTCGCCGTCTGTGTTCACGATGTCGCAGCCATATTTCTGATAGGGGTATCCGTGACTGTTGACTTCTTGGGTCGCTGTAACTCGGATATCGATGCTGTATTCTTTGATGGTTTCCACAATGGTCTCCTGTCTTTCGATTTTTTTTAACTCTTTATAGATTTCGTGTAGCGTGCCGAAAAAGATAATTCCGTTGCGCGGAGCGCGTATGAGTGTTGTCAGGTAGTTATTCATTTTGTTTTTCCCTTTTAGGTCGTCTGAAATTTGTGTAGCGATTTCAGACGACCTTTGGTTTTTTTAGTCGGGACGTCCGAAGTAGATATCTACGTCGGCGAGTGATTTTTGAATTTCTTCGGCAATGTCTTGCGCTGCCTGTTCGATGACTGCGTCAATTTGTTGCAGCTCGTACCATAAACACAATGCGCCGGTATTCTTCTCGATGCGGAATTTCAATAATGCTTCGACAAAATATGGGTCGCCGCCTTGATATGGTATGAAGCTGATGCCAAAACGCTCGAACATCTTGAGGTTCTTTTCAGTGGCGGCATCGTCTTTGCTTGTGAAAGTGAAATTGATGCGGCCATCTTGTTCGCGGTAGCCTTGCTTGAATGTTGTCGTTTCGGTGTATTCAAGATTCAGCGCGAAATCTAAGACTTCGGCGGCTGTTGGATACGCTGCCTCCGGTTTGGCCGGATTTTTAGAAACGATGTTGCGGGCATTATTAGTCAGGAAATGTGCAAATTCTGCTTGATTCATTTTATGAACATTGTTTTTGAGCCAGTTTTCTGCCGATGTCGTCTGAACCGGCTGGAAAAATGCAGCAAAATCGCCCCAGTCTGCTTGCGTAGCTGTGTGACCGTTAATGATCGCTGCGATGTTGATTCTTCCTTTTTTGTAGTCGGCATCGATAAAAATCTGCGTACCTTCCTGTTTGTGTTTCGTGACAAACTTAATGAGGCTTTTTGCATCGTGAAATTCTGGGCTGCCTTTTTTATGTAAGGGCTTATCAAGCAGGGTTTCGTCTTTTTGATAGGACCATTCTGTATCGCGCGCGCAAGGTTGGGCGATGATGGGCATGCCGTTCGGAGCGGTGATGATGAAAGGCTTCTGAGCGGCTTTCAGGGTGGTTTGAATCATGTTTTCTTGAGTTTCCATTTTTGGATTCCTTTAATGTTGATGCGGGTTATTCCGCGGGTTCTAGGTTTGCTGATTGTCAAGAGGTTTTGACAATCTTCAGCGTGGGAGCTTGTTCTTCGACGGATTTCAGATTCAGGCTGCCTTGTGCTGGATCGTCGGCTTGAATGTTGCCGTCAGGTGTTGCGAATACGATGCCGCCTTCGCGTTTTTCTTTGGGCAGTTTGGTTGTCACGTCGTGAGCAATTTTTACAGTGCCGTGGCTGATGTTCTGCGGCGTGATTTTCAGTTTCACCGTCACTTCGGCTTGCTTGCCGTGAGCAAGACAGGCGCGGACGGCTTCGGACATTGCTTCGCCGAGTTCGCGGTCTAACCATCCGCCGTTTACGGTCGGGATTTGTTTAGATGCGGCAACGAATTTCTTTTCTTGGGTTTCCATTTTTTGATTTCCTTTCAGTCAAAAATCAGGGTTGATAAGAACAACAGCGCGGAAACAGCGATGTTGGCGAGAATTAAGTTAGACATATATTCATCCTTTCGGGGGTTGCTTTGTTTCGATGAATGAATTATGCGCTATTGAATAACTTTATTCAAGTCTTTTTTGAAATATTTTGAATTATTTATTCAAATTGTTGAATATAATGTAAATTTTGTGAATAAAAAAAGACCGCATTTTATTGCGGTCTTGGCTTAAATCGTTATAAATCAGATTGTTGCTTTATTTTTCGATTGATTCTATTGGGTTGTATTCATTTTTTATTCGGTTTTCGACCTCGTATGGGCTGATTGTTCGGCGTTTCACTTCGATGACGACTCCGCATATAAATGCGCCTTTTGGTAGCTCCATCGGGTTGTCTCCGGCAATGTTGATGCCGGTCCTTCTCAATCTTCTGTTTCCAAACGGGTCTATTTCCAGCTTGGCGACCATGCCGATGCGTTTCTCAGGATTCAGGTTTACAACGACTATATCTTCATGGCGCGGCGGAATTTGCGGCTCTGCAATAAGGATTTCGCCCTTGCTGATTGCTTCTTCTACGGTGTTTTCTGCTTTCATGCTGTTATCAAACATCTTGACGGCAAACGCTCGGTCTGAGTGTGACAAGGTGGTTGATACAAGCTCGCAGTTGATGATGGATGCCTCTGTTGGGTTGGTTACATATTCAAGGGCTTGGTCTATTTCGAGCAGTGGCATGGTTCGCTGTGCTAGTGCTACTTCTTTTTTTCTTGGACTCTTTGTTGCTGTGTATGGGTTTATGCGAGGCTCGCTTAATATGTTGTGTATAGTTGTTTTTGCAAACTCGCTCTCCAGCCAAAGCGGTTTGTCCATGAAATCATCGACAGGGATGTCGAAATAGTCGGCAATGGCTTGGACGGTGTCGCGCCGCGGGAACTTGCCCGGCTTCTTTTCGAGCCTGCTCAACGTTGGTTGCGATGGCTTGCCGCCGAGTAGCTTTGATAGTTTTTGGGAATTGAGATTGTTTTTTCGAAGTAGGTATAAATAGTTGTCAGATAGATATTTCATAAAGCCTCCCAGTTTTTTATTAGTGGCTATTATCTTCAAAAAATTCATTTCTGAATAATTTAATTCAAAAAAAATATGAATAATTCTTTTGACAAATTTATAATTTGAATTATAATATTCAACAGTGAATAACAAATAAGAAAGTTTTGAATATGGAATTGCGAGAACTTGCGAATGCGGTTGCCTATAAGCACAGATTAAACCAAGCCCAGCTTGCGGCGAAGGTTGGAAAGTCTCAGTCGTGGGCGCATCGTGCCTTGAGTGGAAAGGTAGAACGTTGCGATCACGATGTATATCAGAAGTTGGAAGCCCTTTTGAATACTGAACCTGTTAATCCCAGTACCAATTAACACGCGATTGGTAATTTAGCCTGCCCTCTCAAGCGGGGGGCAGGCCTTTTTTACGCCTAAAAAACGTAAAGGACGACTGAAATGAATAAAAAATATGCAACAAAAGCCGAAATCAACGCCGCCGCACATGGTAGGTGGCGCGAAATTTTAGAGGCTTGCGGGATTCCTTCAGAGATTTTAGACAAGAAACATCATCCCTGCCCTTCTTGCGGTGGTACTGACCGATTCAGGTTTACCGATGGCAGCGGCTCAAGTCGTGGGAGCGGCGTTTGGATTTGCAACCAATGCAAGCCCGACGGCGGTAGCCCTTTTGATTTGTTGATGGATGTTTGCGGTTATAGCTTAAATGAGGCAAAAGACAAGGTCGCCGCGCTGGTCGGTCTGACGCATGGTCCGTTGGTAGATAAAGCTCCGAAACCGTTGCCGCCTCCTGCTCAGGTCAAAGAAGACGAGCGGGATTTATGGAAGCCCATCATTCCTGTGCCTGAGTACGCGCTTAAAGCTATGACCTTTAAAAACGGGTATCGTCAGTCAGACGACCTGATTTTTAAATCGGTTTTCCGTGACGGCGGCGGTGCGATTTTGGGCGGAGTTGCCCGTTTTAAAAAATCGGACGGCGGTAAAATAGACATGCCGTACACGTTTTGCGAGAACACCAAAACCGGTGAAAAGATGTGGCGTTGGCGTTGTTGGGAAAATCCGCGCCCGTTGTACGGTCTTGATGCCCTCTCCTCCCGCCCCACCTCTCCTGTTTTGGTTGTCGAGGGCGAGAAATGCAAAAACGCGGCGGACGCTCAAGACTACGGTTACGCGGTGCTGACGTGGCATGGCGGTTGCAATAACTGGGATAAGTCTGATTGGTCGGCGGTCGTTGATCGCGATGTCGTCTTGTGGCCTGATTGCGATTCGCTGCGCCAAAAGCTGACTAAAAAAGAGCGCGAAGAAGGCGTTGACCCTGAATCTAAGCCGTTTCTGCTGCGTAATGAGCAAGGCGGGCTGAAGGCGATGTTGGGTATTGCTGATGTGCTGACAAAGCAAAACTGCCACGTTTGGCTGGTCAATATCCCTGAGCCGGGAAGATGGCCGCATGGTTTTGATATTGCTGATGCCATTGCCGATGGTGGGCGCATTGTCAATCCGTCCGAAGTATTGAGCCGAGCGGGTGCGGCGGATTGGCTGGTTGAGTATGTGCCGGTGGAGGAAAGGTCGTCTGAAAACTTTCCCGCACCCATTCAGGAAGCGGAGCCTGAGTCCGAGCAGTTGCCTGAATCTCCTGAAGCAACAGGTAATCAAGGGGGTGCGGGGGATATAGATAACGAATCTTTGTCCAAATTGCAAAAGCTGAAATCAGAATTTGGGCTGGTTGAAGGCAAAGACCACGGCGTGAACAGGAAAACAGGGGTTACATATACTCGAAAGGCAATGACTGTCCATTTCGGCAAAGACGTTGTCGATGCTTGGTACGATTGGGGTCGTGCGCCGGTGCTGACCATGTACGAAATCAATCGTCTGAAAAAAGACCATGCATTGATTCAGGCAGTAAAGGATGATGATACGCAGGGGATGATGGAGCGGTTTATTTATCTTGATGGCTCGGCATCAATTTGGGACAACAAACTATGGCGCGTTGTCCCTGAAAAGGCAGCGCGCCTATCGATGACGCCTGACGGTTTTAAAATTTGGGTCAACAGTCCAAGCCGAATTGTAAAACGGTTCGACAGATTGGTTTTTGAGCCTGGTCGCGTGTTGTCTGATGACTATATTAATATTTTCCGAGGTATGCCGATTGAACCGAAATTCCCTATTCCCAAAGAGGATATGCCCAAAACAAACTACGAATTGTATAGATTGTTTCCTGAGATTAAGCCGATCCTGAATTTGATTAATCACTTATGTAATGGGGATTACCAACAGGTCGAATACCTTTTGAATTGGTTGGCTTATCCGTTGCAAAACGTGGGCGCAAAGATGACGACCGCCGTTGTCATGCATGGTCATATACACGGTGCCGGTAAATCTTTCTTTTTTGAAGAAATCGTCAAACCAATGTACGGCGAATACGGCGCAACATACGGTCAAGAAGACTTAGAAAGTAACTATACTGCGAACCGCTCCGGCAAAATGTTTGGTATTTTTGAAGAGGTTTACACGAATCAGCAAAAATACAATAAAACAGGTAGCCAAAAGCACATGATTACCGGCAAGACGATGCGCGTTGAGCGGAAATTTCAGGATGCCTACGAAGAGGCAAATCACATGAATTGCGTGTTTCTTTCCAACGAATCTCAGCCTTTCAAAATTGAGGAAAACGACCGGCGTTACTTTGTCGTGTGGCCTGAGAAAAAATTGGATAAAGCGTTGCGTGACGAAGTTTTAGACTGTATCGGAAATGATGGCGTCCGCCTGTTTTACAGTTTCCTGCTGTGTTGGAATTTTTATCTGACTTACGGGCAACAGGAAGCAGAAAACGAAAAAGGATACGAAGTAATCAAACTGGAAGAGCCTGTAAGATTCGATCCAAACACGCCGCCGCCGATGACTGCCGCGAAACAAAACGTCATTTCCTATGGCCGATATGCGTGGCAGACGTTTTACTCAGAATGGGCTGGCGGTGGTATTAAAGACCTGCCGTTTTGTTGTTGCATTACTGACGATCTTTGGTTGGTTTACAAAGAGTGGTGCAGGCAAAACGGAGAGCGAGAAACAGGGAAAACCAAGTTTCTGCAACATATTGCTGAAAAGATGCCACGCGCAAAACGTCGGTGGCGGTCGTCAACAAAAGACGGCGAAACTTCTCACCAAAACTGGATTTTCAAGACGCCAAATTGGAAGCCTAAAGACGGATTGTCTGAGTCAGAATCAATCGGAAATGAAGTTATAGAGTTTAGATCGGCGGGTTGGAAGTATCGCGGTGCCGAAGTTGTTTGACTATTTTGGAGGTTGTATGTAATATCAGTATCAAGACGCGTTCGGCAAGTTTGCCGTTCGCGTTTTGTGGTTTTATGGGACAGCTTCTGTGCCATCCTCTGTGCCATTGTGCCATGCGCTGTGCCATATTTTAAATCGCTGAAAGCCTTATGGGCTATGGCTCTGTGCCATTGTTCCATAAATTTCAGCGATTTTTGCTTTACGCGAGAAAAAAATTCATAGGTTTTCAAAATATGACACGGTGTATATATAACATGTCATATTTTTTATGGCTGGATAATTTTTTTTTCTTATGCGAGATTTTATAAAAAATTTATGGAACAATGGCACAGAGCCATAGCCCATAAGGCTTTCAGCGATTTAAAATATGGCACAGCGCATGGCACAATGGCACAGGGTTTTAAAATTTATGGCACAAGCCCATATTGTTATTGGTCTGCTGATTTTCATCTAAAAAATAATTTCATTTTGAATTTTTCTATTCAAATTTTGATATAATATCCCTTCAAAAATAAAGCCCTGCGGATTCCGACGGCGGCTAGGGATGGTCGGCGTGAAACAAAGACTGACTGAAAAATGAAATTTGAACTTAATTTGCTTTTAGAATGGTGGGCGGAATGGTCTGCCAAGCGAGAAAATAACGGCTTAGGCTTCGGTTGCAGCCGTTTTAATCGTTTGATGGCGGCGGGTGATTTGCCGCCTAGGACGGAATTTGTGGCAATCCTGCCGTATGGCGTTGACGGCGATGGGATAGCGAGCGTGATGGATCGGGCGATTTGTCGGCTTAATCCTAATCGCAAGCAAGCAGTCGAGACAGAATACAGGCGCATAGGGACTCAATATGCAAAGTCCAAGGCATTGGGTATCACGCAAAAAGCGTATGAGCGGCGGCTGGCAAATGCCCGTTTGAACTTGATGGCGGATGTAGCTGTTAAAAAGTTGTTAAAACGCTATTGACGTCTTGGGGGATTTTTGTTTAAATTATGGCAAGCTGTGTTTAACTGTATTTACAGTTAACGCAGCTTTTCATTTTTCAGTCAAAAAAAACGTGGATAAGGTCGTCTGAATCAGGTTCGGACGACCTTTTTGCGTTCGAAAAGAATTTATATGGGTCGATTAAAACAAATGTCTTCACGGCTCCGACCTGTTGAGCAAAACAGAATCGCCGTGAAGCATCCGCCAAAGACGGCGGAAAAACGTATGCGCGGTCGTGGTTGGATGAATCTGCGCGAATCTGTGTTGATTCGTGACCAGTATCAGTGCAGGCAGTGTGGTTGCGTGGTGCTTCCAAAGGATGCCGAGTGTGATCACGTCGTTCCGTTGGCAGATGGCGGCAGGGATGAAATGGAAAACCTGCAAACACTTTGCAAAACATGCCATGCTGAAAAATCCGCCGCCGAAAATCGTAAGCGCGGATTTGGTTGGTAAGGGGATGGGGGTGTCAAAAGTTCACAGGGCTTACCCTCGGAAACCCCCCGCCCTCCCATGCGTAGATTTTATTGGTTTTTTGGTGTTTTTGTTAAAGTTAAATTGTTTAAGAATTGTTTAATGGCTTGGGTTTCAGGCTGTTTTTGTGATATTTTGGGATTTGGTTATGGCTAGGTTGAAGGGGCAAAAGCTGAGGTTTGCTGAAGCTATTGTTTCGGCGAAGCCTGTCAAAATCAGTAATAGGGATGCGGCCTTGATTATTGGGTGTAGTGAGGGCAGCGCATCGGCTACTGGGTCGCGGTGTATGGCTGACCCTAGGGTTAAGGATTATATCCGGTCTTTTTGGCCTGATTATTTCGGCGATGATTCCCAGCCAGAGGCGAAGGAAGAAGGGAATCAGGCGGTAGTTCGACAGCAAAACGAACTGCCGCTTTTTTGTTCGCGAGCGGTGGCTGAGTGGCTGGAAAGTGATGCGGATTGTGAGTCTGTATCTGAAATTGCTGCTTCTATTGCGAAAATGGGGCGTGGAAATACGGCTGTTTTTACTGCTGACGGCGTTTCTGCGTGGATTGGTGAGATGGATACGGATGATTCCGAATTCTGCGCCATTGTTAAGGCGGTTTGTGACAAATTGCGGGTATCGCTTGACCCTGTGGAATATTGGGAAGGTGTCATGATGGACCCGTGGGCAACGCCAAAGGAAAAACACGCTGCGGCGTCGGAAAAGGCGAAATACACGAAAGCCAAGCCTGCGGCGGTTAATAAAAAGGATGCCGCCCGTGAGCAGGCGATGTCTTTGAGGGAGCGTCGCCGTCAAGGGAATGCGGTGGGGGATTTTTTCCCGCTGGATGAAGTTTCGGGGCATGTTGCTGTGTCGGTTGGCGGGGGTAAAAGATGGAATTGAACACATCCCCTCCGAAATGGACAACCGCCCTGCCCGATTGGGAGCGCCGTATCATTGCGGGGGAAAGTATTGTTCCGGTCAAGCCTCTTTATCCTGTGATGGCGAATCGTGCTGTTGCGTTTATGGATCGTTTGCGGCTTCGTGATGTGCTAGGTCAGCCGACCATCGGGGAAGTGACCCGTGATTGGGTGTATGACTTTGCCGGCGCGATGTTCGGGGCGCAAAACCCGACGACGTATCGGCGGGATATCAACGATTTTTTCTTGTTGATTGCGAAAAAGAACACGAAGTCAACAATAGCTGCCGCTATGATGATGACGGCTATCGAACTGGACGACCGTGAAAGTTCGGAATATTTAATTCTTGCGCCCACTAAGGAGGTGGCAGACAACAGCTTTATTCCGTGTCGGGACATGATTACGCTTGACCCGTATTTGTCGGCAACTTATCACGTCCAACAGCACACCCGAACCATTACAAACACGGTAACGGGTGCGACGTTGAAGGTGGTGGCGGCTGACGATAAGACTGTCGGCGGTAAGAAGGCAACCGGCGTCCTGATCGACGAGCTTCATTTGTTCGGGAAGGTTGCGGGCGCAGAATCGATGATTGCTGAGGCGACTGGCGGTCTGTTGTCCCGTATCGATGGGTTTGTGATTAAGCTTTCTACGCAGTCAACCGAGCCGCCGGCGGGGGTGTTTAAGGCTGAATTGGATTTGGCGCGTGATGTTCGTGACGGGAAAATCATCAATCCTCAGTATATGCCTGTGCTGTATGAATTCCCGAAGGCGATGTTGGAAAGTAAGGCATACGAAAATCCTGAGAATTTCTACATCACGAATCCTAATTTAGGCGCGTCCGTCGATACGCAGACATTAACGGGTATGCTCGCCAAAGCCAAAAGCAAGGGCGGCGAGGCGTTAATGGAGTTTTACGCCAAGCATCTCAATGTCGAAGTCGGCATGAATTTGAGAAATGACCGATGGGCGGGTGCGGATTTTTGGGAGGATAACGGCAACCGTCCTGAAATCGACTTGGATTGGATGCTGGAACACTGCGAGGTCATCGACATCGGTGTGGACGGCGGCGGGTTGGATGACTTGCTGGGGATTTCTGCTGTTGGCCGTCTGAAAGACAATCCGCGGATGTGGGCGGCGTGGTTTCATGCTTGGGCGCATCCGTCGGTGTTGGAGCGGCGCAAGGAAATCGCGCCTGTTTTGTTGGATTTTGCCAAGCAGGGGGATTTGACGATTGTCCACCGCATCGGCGATGACAGCGATGAGGTGGCGGGGTTGGTGGCTCGGGTTTATCAAAGCGGCTTGCTGGATAAATGCGGTCTTGACCCGCACGGGGTCGGTGCGATTTTGGACGCGATGTTGGAATATGGCGTTCCGGAAGATGCTGTTGTCGGTGTGTCGCAGGGCTGGAAACTGGGCGCGGCGATTAAGACGGCGGAGCGCAAGCTTGCGGAAGGCTGTTTTATCCATAGCGGCAGCGCGATGATGAATTGGGTGGTCGGTAATGCCCGCGTCGAGCCTCGCGCCAATGGTATTTTAATTACCAAGCAGGCGAGCGGCTCGGCGAAGATCGACCCGCTGATGGCGATGTTTGATGCGGTGTCGCTTTTGTCGCTGAATCCGACAGCCCGTGGCGCGTCGGTTTATGAAACACGCGGGATCAGAATGTTGTGAGATAGGATATGGCGAAAGAGAAAAAAGCCAAAAACAAAAGCCGCCCGCGTGCTGACTCGGGCGGCTTGGTTTTTGAGGGGTTGAATGACCCTGCGTTGTTGGAATTTATCCGTAGCGGTCAAATCGGCGGCGGTGTAGGCATTGATGGTCGGAAGGCTTTGTGCAATGCCGCACTTTATCGGTGTATTACGTTAATCAGCCAAAGTATCGGGATGTTGCCGTTGAATGTGCTGCATAACGATGACGGGCGTGAGACTGCTACGGAGCATCCTGTTTGGAAACTGCTGAAACGGCAGCCGAATAAGTTTCAGACGGCCTATGAGTTCAAGAGTTTGATGCAAAGCCATGTCTTGCAATATGGCAATGCGTATGCGCGGATTATCCGTTCTCGCGGTCAGGTCATCCAGCTTGTGCCGATTCATCCGACTGCGGTGCAGGTCAAGCAGCGTGACGATTGGAGCGTGCATTATGTGGTTACGCGAAAAGACCGCTGTTTGCTGGATTTTGAGGCGGAAGAGATATTGCACCTGCGAGATTTAACCGACGACGGCTTGGAGGGTATGAGCCGTGTGAAGTTGGCGAAGCGGGCGTTGGGTATTGCTTTTGATGCTGAGGACGCGGCAAGCCGTATTTTCTCGGAAGGGGTGATGGCCGGCGGTTATCTGGCAACGGACAAGGCGTTGAGCGATAAGGCTTTCGATAAGTTGCAGGAGTCATTACAGAATCGTTATAGCGGCAAAGCTAATGCGGGTCGCTTTATGGTTTTGGAAGAGGGGCTGAAGGCGGAGAAATGGGGCAATACTGCTTCGGACGCGCAGCATATTGAAAACCGAAACCATCAAATCGAGGAAATTGCGCGGATGTTTGGCGTACCGCGCCCGCTGCTGATGATGGATGATACGTCGTGGGGCAGCGGTATCAGTGAATTGGGGGTGTTTTTCCTGAAATACGGACTTCTTCCTTGGTTCACGATGTGGGAGCAGGCGTTGACCAGGTCGTTGTTGACGCCGTCGGAACAAGACCGCTTGATATTCAAGTTTAATGCCGGTGCGCTGTTGCGAGGCAGCTTGGAGAATCAGGCGGAATTTTTTGCCAAAGCTTTGGGCAGTGGCGGACACGGCGCATGGATGACTCAAAACGAGGTGCGCGAAATTTCCGACCTGCCAAGATCAACAGATAAGTCTGCCGATACTTTGCGGCAGGCGCAACAAGGAAAGAATTATGAGTCTGAAAAATCTGCCGCAGATTAGTGCGTTGTCTGCTATGCCGAAATCGCTGTCTTTCGATATGCGCCCTGATGCGGCGAACCGTTGGGACAGTGGGGTCAAGGCGAAAACGGAGACGGACAATGTCATCACGATGTACGACCAAATCGGCGAGAGCTTTTGGAGCGAAGGGGTAACGGCAAAACGCGTTGCCGCCGCGCTGCGCGCCATCGGCGACAAAGAGGTCGTCGTCAACATCAACAGTCCAGGCGGGGACTACTTCGAGGGTATTTCCATATACAACCTGTTGGCGCAGCACCCCGCGAAAGTAACCGTCCAAATCGTCGGACTTGCCGCCTCCGCAGCCTCCGTAATTGCGATGGCGGGCGACGAGATTCTGATGGGCGAAGGGTCGTTCCTGATGATACACAACGCATGGAGCCTTGCGATTGGCAACCGTCACGATTTGGCGGGCAGTATTGAAACGCTGGCGCAAATTGATGACGCGATGGCTGATTTGTATGCTGCCCGCGCCAAGCTGTCGAAAGCGGAAATCGTGGGCATGATGGATCGTGAAAGCTGGATTGGGAAATCGAAAGCCCTTGAGGATGGTTTTGCCGACGGCGAAATCGATGTGAAGGAAATCGAGCAGTCTGGCGACAACGAACAGAAAAAGGCGATGGCTCTGATTGAATCCAGCCTCGCGCAACAGGGATACAGTCGCGCCCAACGCCGCGATGTATTCAACAATTTATTCCACGGCACGCCACGCGCTGCCGAACCTGCCGTCAAGCCGTGCGCTGGCGGCGATTTGAAGACGGCGCAAGCCTTGCAAAATTTAATTCAAACCATGAAAGGTTAAACCATGAAAAAAATGATGATCGCCCGCGGCTTGCTTGCCGCATTTGCCGATGCCGGCAATACTGCGCCCGATGTGGGCGCGTTGTTGGCGGAATTGAACAGTTCCTTTGCTGCATTCAAAGACAGTAAAGAAAAAGAAATTGCCGCTTTGCAGCAAGGCAGTGAAGAAGCCAAAGCCGCCGCCGCAAAAGCCGATGCTGAGATGGCTGGTTTGCGCGCCTCTATCGACGACCTTGCCGTACAAATGGCCGCCGCGCAAATGAATGGCGGTGCGGGCAAACTCGATAAGGAAGCGCAGGCGGCGGTTGACGCGACTGTGTCGTTTATGAAGTCTGGTGAAGTGCGCGCGGATTTGAAGAAATCTGATGATTCCAACGGCGGCTATTTGGTGCCGAAAGAATGGGATCGCACTATCACTGATAAGCTGCGTACCGTATCGCCGCTGCGTAAGCTGTTTAAGGTTCAGACGACCTCGAAGCCGAAATTCAGCAAGCTGTACAACATGCACGGTGCAGGTAGCGGCTGGGTGGGTGAAGAAGATGCCCGCACTAAAACCGATACGCCGACGTTCAAGTCTTTGGACTTCGACACGGGCGAAATCTACGCCAATCCTGCCGCAACGCAACAGATGTTGGACGATGCCGAAATCAATCTCGAAGCCTTCCTTGCAGACGAAGTGAAAACTGAATTTGCTGTTGCCGAAAACAAAGCCTTTATCAGCGGCGACGGTCAGAAAGGTAAGCCGACCGGCTTGCTGACTTATGCCGAAGGCGGCACTAATGCAACCAAGCATCCTTTGGGCGCAATCAAGGTTGTCAAATCCGGCAATGCGTCGGCGGTTACTGCCGATTCGGTCATTGATTTGGTTTATTCGCTGCCTGCCGAATACTCGCAAGGCGCGGGCTTTATGATGAACCGCAAAACGCTTGCCGCCGTCCGCAAACTGAAAGACGGTCAGGGTAATTACCTGTGGCAGCCGAGCTATCAGCAAGACCAGCCGTCCACGTTGTGCGGTTATCCGGTTTACGAAGTCGCCGATATGCCTGATGTTGCCGCGAATGCGCTGTGTATCGCTTTTGGCGATTTCCTGCGCGCGTATTTGATTCTTGACCGCAAAGGCGTGAGCATTCTGCGTGACCCATACACGAATAAGCCGTTTGTGCAGTTCTACACGACCAAGCGCGTCGGCGGCGGCGTGGACAATCCTGAAGCCTGCGTGTTGCTGAAAGTAGCGGCTTAATTTGAACAGGCCGTCTGAAAGCGAGCTGCTGCCTGTATGGGTAGCGGCGTTTTAGTTTTCAGGCGGCATTTTTATTTGAAAAGGAAATGTGATGGCTAAATTTACCAAGCCGTTTTTGGGTGTCCCTGATGGGGAGATTTATCCTGTTCAGTATGAAAAAGGCGATGAAGTGCCGGCTGAGTTGCTGGAGGCTGCGAAAGAAGCAGGCTGCGTCAACGGTAAGAAGGGCGATTCTAAGCTGCCTGAAGACCCGCCGTCCGACAATAAGCAGGATGGTGGCACGGATAATGAAACTGATATCCAGCAGACCGGCGAAGGCGAAGGTCAGGGCGAGGGTCAAGACGGCGCTGAGGGCAGTCAACAGACTGAGCAGCAATGATAACCCTCGAATTGGTCAAACTTCATCTTCGTGTTGACGGCGAGGATGAAGATGATTTGATTCGTCTTTATTACGAGGCGGCGGTGTCTGACTGCGTAGCTTATCTAAACCGTCCTTTGTACCAAGACGATGCTGAGGCGGCTGCGGCTGCCAAACTCGGCAAGAAGGACGGGGTGGTGCTGAATTCTTCTATCCGAAATGCTATTTTGCTGACGGTCGGGTATTTGTATTCTACCCGAGAAGATGGCGCGGTCGGGTTGCCGCGTGCCGCTCGGCGGCTGTTGGAGCCGTTTCGTAATCTGCCCGGCGTGTAGTCGGTTTTTTTAGGTCGGTTAAGCGTAAACCGTACGCCAAAAAACGCTCTTCTGCTTTACTTTATTCTGATTAGGGCTTGATACGGCGTTGCCCGACTTCTTTGGGTGCAGCTAAGGCTTGCGGCTGTCTATTTGAGTGCGAGCCAAGATAAAAAACCGTCCGAACGGCAGATTTCGGGCGGTTTTTTGATTTTACACATTACAGATTATGGAAACTTCGAATAAGAAAGCGGTTTTGGCGTATATCCGAAACAATCCGGGTTGCACGGCGACGGCTGTTGCTAATGAGGTGTTTGGAAAATGGCGTTGGAGCGGTTGGATTTTTGCGCGAAACGATATCAGCGCGCTTTGCGACGAGGGTTTGGTCGACGAGCGTTTTTATCGTGGAATTTCGGTGTTTTACCCTGTGGAAGTTAAAGAGGCGGCTTGATGTTTGGTCTTGTTTTCGGGGTGGTGCTTGGCTAATATTTGATTTCGTTTTATAAAAAGGGAATTAAATATGAAGATTTTATTGTTGTCTGCTGTTTTGCTTGCGTTGGCGGGATGTGGCGGCGGTGAGCGTGCGGACGCTGTGCGTTCGGCTTCTTCGGCTTCTTCGGTCGGTGCGGCTTCGTCCCCTGCCCTGCCTGATGGTTCGGGATGGGTTTATTTGGGGGTCGTTGATGAAATGCGGGGTAAGACTTCTTATATGGCGCGGCTGAGTTCGACAAATCGGGTCGATATTGGCGGCGGGCATGGCGATGTCGGGCTTGATTTGATTCTGGGCGGGCATGAGGAATATGATTTCCCGATGGCGTTGTTTAGTTTGTCTGACGGGGAGTTTGCTGAGTGTGGGTCTGACGGTTGCGAGGTCGGGTATCGGATTGATGATGGCGCGGTGTTGAATATTTCGGGATATCTTGCTGATTCGGGCAGTATTATGGGTTGTTCGGATCGGACGGTTGAGAAGCTGGGCATTGACGGCTGCATGGTTGAAAATTCGGCGTTGTTTTATGGTATTCGTGACGGTCGGAAGATGGTTGTGGAGGTCGATATTTCGGGTCGTGGTCGGACGCAGTTTGTGTTTGATGTGTCGGGGTTGCAGCCTTTGGATAAGTGGCCCGGGTTGGCTGTGGTTCATCGGAAGTAGTTTTTGTGATTTGAGGTCGTCTGAATTTCAGACGGCCTTTTTGTTTGGGGCGGGTATGAATGCTGGTCAGTTGCGGCATCGGGTCGAGATTCTTCAGCGTGTGAAGGAAAAGGATAAGTCGGGCGCGACTGTGATGGTTTGGCGTCCGTTGTGCAAGGTGTGGGCGGATGTGCGGCATGGTTCAGGGTCGGAGACGATGCGGAATGATGTGTTGTCGGCTTCGGTGCGGGCTTCGGTGCGTATCCGCTGGCGGACTGGGATTTCGGCGGATATGCGGGTTCGGACGGAGAATGGGGTTTATGTTATCCGTGCGGTGATTCCTGATTTGCGCCGCCGTGAGTTTTTGGATTTGACATGTGAGAGCCTGCCTGATGAAAGTTGACATTGATGCTGATTTTTCGGACGCGATTGCGCGGTTTGAGAGTTTGCCGGAGGCGGTGGGCGAGAAGCTGCGCTGGGCGGCGTTTCAGGGCGTGAGCTTGTTGCGCGAGGAGATTAAGATTCAGGCTCCGCGCCATCATAAGCGGCATTATTTTTATAGTAAGGGCAGCCGCAATGCTGATGGGAGTAAGCGGCGATATGATTTTGAGCCGGGCGATTTGAGACGCTCGGTTTTTGCTTTTTATGATAAGTCGGATTCGGTAGAGGGTCGGCGGGCGGTTTATCAGGTCGGCTGGCGTGACCGTGAGGGTAATCGCGGACGATATGAGGGCGGCGCGCTTCGGGCTGTGCCTTATGGGTATATGGTGCATAACGGGGTGCGTCGGAAAAATGGGAAGTCGATTGCGCCGCGTCCTTTTTTGTCTCGTGCTTTGAAGATTCAGGGTGCGCGGATGGAGGCTGTGATGTTGGAGGCTGTGTTGGAGGTGGTGCGTGGAAGAATCTCTGATTGATGCGATTAGCCGTGTGTTGCCTGATGTGGATGTTTACCATGATTTTGCGCCGGAGGAGGCGGAATTTCCGTTGGTGATTGTGCAGCGGGTCGGCGGCGCAGGTTGTTTGTTTTTAGACCATAACGATGATGGGTATGAGGTGCGTTTCTCGGTGTCGGTGTGGGATGTTGACCGTTTGGGCGCGGTGGAGAAGAGCCGCGCGGTGGAGCGGTCGGTGTTGGATTCGTTGGAAGGTTATGCGCTGTCGGCGGCGGATGCGGTCGTTTTGGACGATGGTCGGCGCGGGATGGTGCAGGATTTTGTTTTTATGACTGCTTAGGCGGTTTTTTGTTGGCGGCTGTCTGTTTGGACGGCCTTTTTTATTTGGTTTTTTAAGGATTTTGATATGGCTGTTACTTTGGCTAATGGTTCGATCGTGCAGATTGCTACGAAGCTGGTGGCTGAAAAGAAGGTCACGGCAATCTCTAATGAGGCTGAGGCGGTGTGTACTGCTACGGCGCATGGTTTGCAGAATGGCGATTATGTGGCTTTGCTGTCCGGTTGGGGCGTTTTGAATGAACGTGTCTTCCGTGTGACGAGCGTTGATGCGAACAGTTTTAAACTGGATGGCATCGATACGCGCGATTTGAACAAGTTCCCTGCCGGTTCGGGTGCGGGCAGTTTTCAGAAGGTGGAAGCGTGGCAGCAGGTTACGCAGATTATGGAAGTGTCGAGTTCGGGCGGCGAGCAGCAGTTCGTTGAGTTCGGATTCTTGGAAGATGACTTCGAACGTAAGCTGCCGACGACCCAATCTGCGTATTCGATGACGTTCAAGATTGCCGACGACCCGAATCTGCCCGGCTATAAGGCGGCACAAACGGCAAGCGACAGCGGCAAGCTGACGCCGATGCGTATTATTCTGAAAAATAAATCAGTGGTCGTGTACAACGGCTATGTGAGTATGAGTCCGATGCCGCAACTCGTCCGTAACGAGGTGATGGCGGTCAATATGACGTATTCGCTGTCCGGTTTGTTTAACCGCTATTTGTAATTTCGTCTGGTCTTTGGTGGACTTGTGTAACTTTACCGCCCTTCGGGGCGGTCTTTTTTTGGGAAATTGTGATGTCTAAATTGAAATTGGCGCATGCCGCTACGTTTAAAACTGAAGTAAAAATCCCTGTTCCTGCCGGCGAGTATTTGGCTGTTGAGTTTGAGTTTGTGTGGAAAAACCGCCCTGCGTTGGCGGAATTTGGCGACAAACTCAATGACGGTTCTGTCAGCGATTCTGAAATTGTTTTGGACATCGTCAAGTCTTGGGGCTTCGATGATGATCTGAATGCCGAGAATGTTGCCTACCTCTTGGATGAATATCCTCGTTCCGGTGTTGCAATTATTGATGCGTATTACTTGGCGTATAACGGCGCGCGCGAAAAAAACTGATTGCCGCCGTCCGTGCGATGTTTTCTGACGATGAGAAGACGGTCTCGTCGTTGGGATTCTTTGGATTTGATGCGGATGATGTGACGGCGGATGAGGTGGAGGTGTGGCCGAACAATTGGGAGGCTGTGCAGTTGTTTTCGTCGGTCTGCGGCCAGTGGCGCGTCAGTATGGCGGGCGCGTATGCGCTGGATTATAAGGCGGTCGCTGCGGCTATGGATTTGATGGGGATTAAGAAGCGGCGGCGGAAGAAATTGTTTGAGTTTTTGCGCGTAATGGAGCGTGAGGCGTTGTCGATAATGGGCGAGAAGAAAGATGGCTGAAAATACGATTAAGGCGGGTTTGGATGTCAGCGAAATCGAATCCGGCGCGAAAAAGGCGGGGGTTGCGCTTCGCAGTATCGGCAAGGCGGCGAAGGACGCGGGTCAGCAATCGGCGGCGGGCGCGGCGGCGACGGCGGCGGGTTATGATAAGGCGGGCAAGGAAGCGGAGCGGCTGGCGAAGAAGCAGGAGCGGGCGACTCAGTCCATCATCAATGCGGTTCAGCGTGAAATTGCCGTCCGTGAGGCAGGCGGGCGCGGTACGTCGGCTTATTATGAGTTGTTGGCGCGTCAGCGCGGGGCGGATGTTGCGAAAATCAGTGAAGTGACTCAGGCGTTGAAGCGTCAAGAGAGTCAACTGAAGCTGAATAATATTTCTGTCGGTCAGTACAACAATGCGATGCGTATGGTTCCTGCGCAGTTTACGGATATTTTTACGCAGTTGGCTGGCGGGCAGAATCCGTTTTTGGTTGCGTTGCAGCAAGGCGGTCAGCTTCGTGATTCGTTCGGCGGCTTCGGCAATATGTTCCGTGGGTTGGCGGCGAGTATCAATCCTGCGACGGTAGCGGTCGGTGCTTTGGCGGGCGGCGTGGTCGCTTTGGGCAAAGCGTATTACGACGGCGCGGAGGAATCTAAGCGTTTTTCTGCGGCGGTCATCTTTGCCGGCGGTAGCGCGGGCGCGGCATCGGGTAAGTTGATGTCGATTGCCGATTTGGTCGGTAATGCGACGGGCGGCTGGTCTGAGGCGCGGTCGGCGATACTGGCTTTTGTGGAGAGCGGCTCGGTCGCGGCTGAAAACTATGGTCGGTTTGCGGAATCTGTGGTCTTGCAGTCTAAGGCGACGGGCAAGAGCGTGGAGGATTTGGCGCGCGTCTATGAGGAAATCGCGGACGACCCGTTGAAGGCGGTCGTCAAGTTTTCGCGCGTTTATCAGACGCTGAATGCGGATGTCTATGAGCAGGCGCGGGCTTTGATTGAGCAGGGCAGACAGCAGGAAGCTGTGGCTTTAATTCAGGGCAAGTTCGCGGACGAATCTCAGCAGATGTCTGGGCGCGTACTGGAAAATCTGAGTTTGATTGAGCGCGGCTGGAATGCGGTTAAGAAGGCGGCGTCGGAAGCTTGGGAGGACATGAAGTCCATCGGGCGAGAAGCTACACTTGAGAGCCGGTTGGCTGAAATACGGCTGTTTTTACAACAAATTCCTGAGAATCCATACACGCAGCCGCAGGTTGATGCGGCGAAGCGCGAAATTGATTTGTTGGAAAAACAAATCAAGATGCGCGACGAGGCGGTAAAGCAACGCGAAGCTATTCGAAAAGAACAGGCTGATTCGGTCAGATATGTCGCTGATTTCGACCGTCTGAAGGAGCAGACTCAGAGCAAGGCTGAAAAATTTGCGCGCGAAGAGCGGCAATGGCAGGAAAAGCTTAATACGCTTAAAAAGCATGGCAGTAATCAACAGATTGCCGATGCGGAAAAGACGCTTGCTCGGTTGCGTCAGCAGCACAAAGAGGAATTGGCGGCTGAGGCGGCGCGCGCTGCGAAGCGGTCTCAGCGGGAAGCCAAGCAAAACAAGGCAAAATATACGGTAAACCGTACTGTCTTGGAGCAGGCTGCGAAATATGATTATGCAGGGCTTGAAAAACGCTACGGATTGCCTAAGAACCTGCTGGCTGCTTTGTCGATGCAGGAGTCGCGCGGCAATGTGAAAGCGATTTCGCCGGTCGGCGCGCGAGGAACGATGCAGTTTATGCCCGGTACGGCAAAGCAGTACGGTGTTGATGTTCGTAGTGTTGCGTCTTCTGCTGATGGTGCGGCTCGTTATTTGCGGGATTTGCTGAAACGGTATGACAACAATATTGTCAAAGCGTTGACTGCTTATCATAGCGGCGAAGGTAATGTAAATAAGGGGCGTATCGGTCCTATTGGCAGGAAGTATGCGCCGGAGGTGTTGGCGCGGCAAAACTGGTTGAATGGCGGTCGCGGCGAAATTGTTGATGATCCTCGTCGTGAGTTTTACCGCCCTTCTGCTTCACAAAATAAGCCTGAGCTTACCGATTACCAAAAGTGGCAGCAGGATTTTTCCAAGCGGCAGCTTGCGGTAAATGCGGAGCTTTCTTTGTCCGCTGCCAATGTCAATAAGATTTATGCGGAGCAGCTTCGGTTGCTGTCCGACCCGACCTTTGAAAAATGGTCGGCGTCGGAGCGTCAGGCGGCTATGGATTTGGCGGTCAAGGCTGACAATCAGGCTGAATTGACGAAAGAGGCGAAGAAATACGCGGATGCGCTGCGCGAACTCGAGACTGCAAGTCAGCGTGATTTCGACGACCAGTTGTTTGAGTTGTCGTTGTTGGGCAAGACGCGCGAGGAAGTGGAGCGGCTGACGGCGGCGCGCAAATACGACAAGCTGATCGCGGAAGCGAATGCGGCGGGTGCGGGCGCGGATGTTATCGGCGGGCTGCAAACGGCGAAGCTGGATAATGACGGTCGTCTGCAAGAGCAATTACGCTTGGCGAAGGAAACCAAAGAGGCTTTCGGTAACGATTGGCTGGCGGGCATTTCGGACGGCCTGCGGAATTATTCGGATTCGTTCAAGTCGATGCGCGAGAATATGTCTGATGCTGTGACGGGGTCGCTCGGCAAGATGTCGGATTCGTTGGCGGATTTTGTGGCAACGGGTAAGGCTGATTTTCGCGGCTTGGCTGTGTCTATCCTGCAAGACTTGTCGAAAATGCTGATTAAGATGGCGTTGTTCAACGCGATGAAGGCGGCGATGAGTGCTTGGGGCGGCGGCGGATTCAAAGACGGCGGCATGGTGCAGCAGTTTTCAAACGGCGGCGCGGTGTGGGGCGCGGGTACGGCGACGAGTGACAGTATCCCTGCTATGTTGTCTAATGGCGAGTTCGTCATCAATGCGGCGTCCACGCGCCGTCATCGTGCTTTGCTGGAGGCCATCAATAAAAACCGCTACGCTTCGGGCGGGGTGGTTGGCGTTGCGCCGCAGGTCGCTGCTTTGGGCGGTGGCACGGGTGGCATGACGGTAAACATTACGATTAATCGTGACGGGTCGTCTGATTCGTCAGTTGACGGGGATGTGGAAATGGCGAAGCAATTGGGCGCGGCGCTGCCTGCGATGATTGAGAATTGGTATGTCAATAATGTGGCGCGGGTCGGCGGTCGTTATCACGGCAGCCGTTGATTCGGTCTAAGAGGTTTTATGGCTAAGGTTTTTAAGTGGCAGGTCACGTCGGAAAGTACGGCGAAACACTCGTTTAATGTGCGCTCGGTCAGGTTTGGCAATGGGTATGAGCAGCGTCAGAAATTGACGCTAAAACCGAAAATGCAGACTTGGCAAATTAGGATTGTGGGGATGAAGCCTTTGATTGAGGAAATCAAGGGCTTTTTTGATTCCTGCGGCGGGGTGGAGCCGTTTTTCTGGACGCCGATTGGTCGGGAGCGGCTGTTGGTCAAGGTGTCGGAATACACGGAAACGCCGAAAGGCGGAAAGGTGTATGAGCTTTCGGCGGAATTTGAGGAGGTGATGGCATGAATGCGCGGATGAAGGCGTTGTCGGGAACGATGCTCAAGGCGTTGTCAGCGGCGCAGCAGGATGTTTTGGTTGAGATGTGGGAAGTGGATTTCCGCGCTTTGGGCGGGGAGGTCTTCCGTTTCTGCAATCAGGTCAACGAACTGAATCAGGCGGTCGTCTGGAAGGGGCAGGAATATACGCCCTACCCTATTTCTGCGGAAGGTTTTGAAACGACTTCGCAGGGGGCGGGCAACCGTCCGACGCTGACGGTTTCAAACCTGCTCGGGTTTGTGACCGGTGCGGCTGACCAATATAACCAATTGGCCGGGGTGGATGTCGTCCGTCGTTTGACGTATGCGAAGTTTTTGGATGCGGCAAACTTTAAAGACGGCAATCCGACCGCCGATCCGAATCAGGAAATTATCGGGAAGTACGTCATTGAGCAGATGACGAGCCTGACGGCGGAACGGGCGGTCTTTGAACTTGCTGCGCCGTCTGAATCGGACGGCTCAGTCATTCCGTCGCGGATTATGATGGCGAATACCTGTATTTGGCAGTATCGCGGCGAGGGCTGCGGTTATGCGGGTCGTGCGGTTGCCGACCGTTTGGATATGCCGACGGATGATATTAAAAAGGATGCTTGCAGCGGGACTTTGACGGGCTGTCGGGCGCGGTTTGGTGCGACGGCGGTGTTGCCGTTCGGCGGTTTTCCGAGTGCGGATAAGGTGGGTGGGGCATGATTGAGATTCCGGAAAGAATTACGGAGGCTGTTTTAAGTTGGGTAAATGAAAACGCGCCATTTGAAATCTGTGGTGTGATTATTGATATGCCTGATTTTGGTCGGCGTTTTGTGAGATTGTCGAATATCTCTCGCATGAGAGGTTGTGAAGAAACGTTTGAGATTGGGCTGGAAGATTGGGTGCGTGCTGAGGAGTATGGAAATATAGTCGCCGTAGTCCACTCCCATCCAAACGGCGAGCCGTTCTTGTCAGGTGCTGACCGTCAGATGCAGATTCAGACGGGTTTGCCGTGGATTTTGGCGGTCGGAGGCCGTCTGAAACAGTTTCGCTGTTGCCCTCATTTGCGTGGCCGTGTGTTTGAGTACGGCAAGGCTGATTGCGGGGCATTGATTCGTGATGCGTTTATGTTGATGGGTTTTGATTTGCCCGATCACAAGCGTGGCGATATTGATGATGATGCTGAGCATGAGTATTTGCGTAAGCATTTCGAGCGTGTCGGGTTTGTCCGTGTTTCAGACGGCCTGCGCGGCGGGGATGTGGTTTTGACGAGCTATGGCGGTCATGCGAACCATGCGGCGCTGTATTTGGGCGACGGTCAAATCCTGCATCATGCTTATAACCAGTTGAGCCGGCGCGAGCCGTTTAATCAGTGGTGGTCTGAGCGTGTGCATAGTGTTTGGCGGTATCCGCTCTTTGAGCCTGAGATGTTGCAGGCGGTCGAAAATGATTTGCTGCATTCGGTGGATTTATGATTACGGTGTGTTTGTACGGCGGTTTGCGCGAATGCGGCCGCCGTTTTGATTTGCAGGTTGCCAGCCCTGCTGAGGCGGTTCACGCGCTGACGGTGCAGATTCCAGCGTTGCGGCAAAAGCTGCGGCAGGGGTTTTATCAGGTGCGTTTCGGTCGGCGCGATTGGTCTGAGGGTGAATTGAAAAGCGGCTTCGGTCAGCCTGCTGAGGGTGTGCTGCATATTGTGCCGCGCGTTCAGGGTGCGGGCAAAAACGGCGGAATCATTCAGACGGTCTTGGGCGTGGTGCTGATTGTTGTCGGTGCGCTGACGAGTTGGTCGGGCGGTGCGAGCCTTGTTGTTGCGGGTGTCGGTATGGTTGCGGGCGGTGTGGCGCAAATGCTGACGAAGCCGCCGAAATTTGAAACGGGCAAGGGTGTGGAAAGCAGCCGGAACAGTTCGTTCTCGAATCTGAGCAATACGGCGGCGCAGGGGCAGTCGATGCCGCTTGCGTATGGTCGGATTTATTGCGGCAGCCGCGTGGTGTCGCAGGGTATCGAATCTCGGCGGATTGAGGGCAACAGTACGGCGGCAAACGGCAACAGTGTCGTTCGTATGGTTTTTGATGCGGCGAAAATTAAAAATCCTAATGGCAATTCCGACCCGATGGCGGTGGATTTGACTTTAGGTATGAAGAAAACTTTTGTCACTGGCGTTGCGGCAACTGCGCCGAACGGTCAGAAATATAATACGGATTTTGAAAACGATTCCGTCCGCGCGATGAATTACGAGGCGGTTTATACGGTAGATTGAGGATTTTGGAATGGGCGGTAAATCAGGTGGCGGCGCATCTACGCCGTATGAAGCTCCGAATACGTTGAATTCGGCGCAGTCTTTACGGATTATCGATGCGATTTGTGAAGGCGAAATCAGGGGTTTCGCCAATGGCAACGATAAGCCGTGGAAGTCTGTCTATTTTGATGATACGCCCGTTCAGAATCCTGACGGGTCTTTTAATTTTAAGGGCGTGGTCGGCTTCTTCCAGCGCGGTACGCCCGATCAAACTTATATTCCGGGCTTTGATGCTTCGGAACGTGCCGTGCCTGTGTCGGTCGAGGTCAAAAACCGTGCGCAGGTGGTGCGGGCGGTGTCTGATGAGTTGGTCAGCCGTCTGCGGGTAACGGTCGGCGTCGAACGAAATTACCGCGTCGAAAACAATGGTGATACGCATCCGGCGCAAACGACATTGCTGGTCGAGCTTCTAGGCAAGGATGGGGCGGTTGCGTCGAAGCTTGTATCGTTCACTGAAAAATCGAGCGGGGTTTATTATCAGGATGTCGTTTTTGATAGCCTGCCGCCTGTGCCGTTTAATATTCGCGTTTCGCGCCCTACTCCCGACAGTACGACGGACAAGGTCGTCAATAAAACGTATTTCGCCAGCTATGTCGAGATTATCGACGCGAAATTGAGCTATCCGCATACGGCTTTGGCGGCGTTGGCGATGGATTCCGACCAGTTTGGCAGCAATAATCCGAGTCGGAATTATCTGATTGATGGGATGTTGGTTAATGTGCCGTCTAACTATGACCCTGATAAACGGACTTATTCGGGGACGGTTTGGGACGGCTCGTTTAAAAAGGCTTGGACGAACAACCCAGCTTGGGTTTTTTATGATGTGTTGACGCAGCCGCGTTACTCGACTTTGGCGCGCCGTCTGAAATCGACGGACATTGATAAATGGACGCTGTATCAGGTCGGGAAATACTGTGATGAGCTGGTTGATGACGGCTTTGGCGGCAAGGAGCCGCGTTTTGTTTGTAATGCCTACATTACCAATCGCCGTCAGGCGGGTGAGTTCCTGCTGGATTTGGCGAGCGTGTTTCGCGGGCTGCCAGTATGGGATGGCAGCCGTTTTTCTTTGGTGATGGACGCTGATTCCGATCCGGTTGCCATGTACAACAACAGCAATGTCAAAGACGGGCTGTTTGCGTATTCGGGCGTTCCGTACAAGTCGATTACGACTGCGGTCATCGTGCAGTATGTGGACAAATACGACGGATACCGCACAAAAACGGAATATGTCGAAGACCAGCAGGCAATCAAGCGGTATGGTCTGAACATCAAGCAAATCACGGCGTTTGGCTGCGATTCTCGCGGTCAGGCAGCGCGATACGGCGCGTGGATGCTGGAAACGGAGTTGCGTCAGCAGTCGGCAATCAAGTTTACCGTCGGACGTGAGGGTTTGCGCCATTTGCCGTATGACGTTGTTCAAATCATGGACAACGATTATGCGGGCGCGGAAGTATCGGGTCGTTTGGTTGATGTTTCGGGCTTGTCGGTAACGCTTGACCGTGATGTCGATGATGCGGTCGGTAAGCAGTTGTCTGTCGAGACGGCGGCGGGTATCAAGTCGCTGAAAGTGATGGCGCAGCCTGCTAAAAACCGCTTGGAGCTTGCTGAGGTTGTCGATGTGACGGCGGGCGGTGTTTGGATATTGATGGGGCGCGTCAAACCGCGTCTGTATCGGGTTATCGGAACGAAAGAAAACGCCGACGACGGTACTTTCGAGGTTTCGGGTATTTTGCACGACCCGAAAAAATACACTTCGGTCGATAACCGCGCTCGGTTTGATGCCGAAGTCACGACGCTGCATGGAATCGAGCCGAAATTGACGTTGCCGGAGTTGCGCTCTGACGGCGATAAGCTGGTTATTTCGTGGGAAAACCTGACTGCTGATGGCAGTGTGTTGACTTACGATATCAAAATTTATCGGGACAATAAGCTGTATCGTCACGTTCCGGATTCTCAGACGGCTGAAATTTCGCTCGAAAACCTGCCAAACGGTCAGTATCGCGCGGAAATTCGCGGGCGCAATGCTCGCGGCGTGTTGTCTGCGCCGATTGAGAAAGGTTGGAGCGTCGATTACACGATAAGCGGCGTTCGGACGACTGCGAAAATGAACGCGGTACAGCTTGACTGGTATCTGCCCGATACGGTCATGAAGAATGTGTCGTCTGAGATTTGGCTTGCTCGGGAAAATAACCGGGCGGCGGCATCTAAACTGGCGACAATAGCGTATCCGCAGACGACTTATACGTTAGTGGGCGTATCTTTGACGGAAACGCTTTATTTTTGGGTGCGTATTATTGACAGTGCGGGGAATACGGGCGAGTTTTCTGATGTTGCCATCGGGCGCGCTGACCCTGACCCTGCTCCTATTTTGGCGCAATTGAACGGCAGAATTTCAAAGTCTGAGCTGACCAAAGAATTATTTGAGTTGGTCAGTGAGTCTAAGGAATTTAGCGAGGAAGACAAGAAAAAGATTACTGCTCAAATCAAAAAAGAGGTTCAATCACTTGATTTGAACGATTCGACTGTCCAAGAAGTTAAGAAAATTGCTCGTGATTTCGAGGGCAATGTGAAAAGCCTTTATACGCTCAAAACGCAGGCGTTCGGTAATAATCGTCGCGCGATTTCGGGCATTGCTGTCGGCGCGGACAGCAAGACAGCCGAAGGGCATATCTTGATGATGGCTGATAAGGTCATGTTTGTTGACCCGAACAGTAATCAGATTGTCCCTGCTTTGCTTGTTGAGGTCAAAGACGGTCGGGCTGTGATGGGGTTGAATGGTGATTTGATTTCAGACGGCACGATTCATGGGCGACATATTGTTGCCGGTGCGAAAATCGTTTCGCCGAGAATTGAGGGTGGTTCGCTGTCGATTGGTGACGGGCGGTTTACGGTCAATAAAGACGGAGAAGTAAAAATATCATCTGTGGCTGATAAGGTTGGTATGAAGTTTACGAATGATCGCATAGATGTTTATGATGAAAGTGGGGTTTTGCGCGTCAGAATCGGTAAATTGAGTGATTAACATTTGTGGCCGTCTGAATTTCAGACGGCTTTTCTATGATGGTGTCTAATGAGTGATTATGGTCTGAAGGTAATAAGCGGTGGTATTGAATTGCTTGATACAAACCGGATGGGGTGTGTTTTCCGGTTGTATGGTGATTCGCATAATGTTCCGCACGGTCGTTTTTCACAAGTGGATTTTCCATTGCCCGCGCCGACTGCTGTAAATGCGATTTTCGGCGATTATAGTATGACTTCTGTTGTATCTGCGTTCAATGACGGGTATGGTAATATTTGGAGAGGCCCGCACGGTGGTGGATCGTACGGATTGTACGGAGCGCAGGCAGAACGTTATTTAAATTTAATAAGAAGTGCAGTTGTCAATCAGAAGTTGGTTTCTGAAGGGCGCCATATTTTATCAAGTTCTCATCCGCTTGTAGGTTGTTCAAATAATATTAATGGTGCAAGTAATTATGAATCAATAGCGTCAGGATTGCCGACTTCTGCTTACGGTATTTTTGGTAAGAACAATTTATTACATCTTGCAACCTCCGTTAATTCATACAAATTGATTTCTATTGAGGGGTATAGTACGGCTCAGATAAATACTTATCGCGCGTCGGCGGATCCTGACTCACTTGATTTTAATGATTTAGGAAACAGAAAAAACGAAATGCGCGGTAGGATGAGACGGGCGATGGGGATTGCGCGCGATGTTAGTGTGATTTCTATTCCATGCGGTCAAAATGAAGTTCTTGCTATACAGTGCCGCACAGTGGGTATTTCTGTTGCGCTTTATCATAAAAGCCCGTATTACGAAATTTATGTTTGTGTCGGTGCGCCTGTCGCCGAGCTGAGGGTATATAGATATACAAATGATTCGAGTGATACGAGAATACCGGAATGGTTTAATAGTAAATACGGTGTTGCGATAAATGGTTCCGTATCAAAGTTTGATAGTCGTCAGCCGCTTATGATCCCGATTTGGGTTAGTTATTCGGGGGTGGAACTGAATTCAATAGTTTCGAGTTATAAAACGGCGATCGTCTTTAGTAATATCCGTAATTTCGTTACCGAAGGTCAAAATGACGCAACGCAAAAATGCGCTGAAAGCACAGTTGTGTTGCCTGCGGTGGTGTGGCTTGACGAGTATCGTGTTAATTATAATTTCGTTAGCTTGATTGGTTCTGAATCTGATGTTCATAGTTTCTATGCGGAGCATGGTGGCAGTTTTGTTGGGATGTTTTCCGATGCATCTTATGTGCATATGATGCTTAATGAAGCGGCAGGTTTGTTTAACCGATTGGATGAAACAAGGGTCATGGATCCGACATACGCTAGGAATAGAACTTTATATTACAACAATTGGAATAATATCAATGGTATGGGTGGGTGTATGGGTGTTATCGCTTATTAAATATTAAATCTATTTTTTAGGTCGTCTGAATTTCAGACGGCCTTTTTGTTTGGGTGTTGTTGGAAATTAGTTAAAAAAAGGAAAAGGAAAATGTCCGAACCATTGGTCACGCCTGTCGCTATGTACACTTTAGGGGGTACGGTTGTGGCGGGGCATTTTTTAGGTATGCCGATTGACGCTGTTGTCCTTGGGGCGATGGCTTCGGCGGCGGTAACGATGGTCAGTGCGCCTCAAAGCCGATGGATGGCGGTATCTTATACCGTTATCGGCGGCTTGTTGGGCGGTGCGCTCGCGCCCGTGTTGGTGCATATCGTACTTGGTACGGCGGCGGCGGGAATGCCGGCAGTGGCGGAACAAAAAACGCCATTGGCGCATGTCGCCGCTCCGGTCATGGTTGGTTTGTGCTGGCAGTTGGTTTTGAAGGTAATGCGGGTGTTGTGGCCGTCGTTTGAGAAACACGCCGACGAAATTGTCGATTGGATTTTGAGCGTCCGTCTGACGCGAAGGAAGAAGAAATGATGTTGGTTTTGTCAGTTGCCCCCGCTGCCTTGGTAGCGTACATGATGATTTGCCGATTGAACGAAAGAAAGCGCAGCATTTGGGATTTTGAAGGCTGGGCTTTTTTGTTTATTTTGGGCGGGTCGATTTGGACGTTTTACAAGGCATGTTCGGTCGGGATGTCGCCGACGATGGGCAAGCAATTATTGGATGTTGGTATTTTCTTGTATTTCGGTCAACGCACTTGGCGCGGTCGGAAATGGAAGTTTTGGCATAGTAAACAAAACGCCGTCTGATTTTCAGACGGCTTTTTTTTAGGTGTTCCCATGAGTATTACCAAGGTTGATTTCGAGCTAAAACGCGGCACTTCGGAGCCGCTTTTATTTCGCCCTGTGGACGCGTCGGGCAAGCTTTTGAGCCTGTTCGGTATTGATTCGGCGGTTTTGAATATCCGCCCGTTGTATGGATTGCCGATGCGGTTTGATTTGGCGGTCACGGATGACGGGTTGTCTGTGAATTTGAAACCGTCCGATACCAAGCCGCTGCAATGGTCTGTCGCCGATTATGAGGTCAAGGTCAGCGTTCGCGGCGTGGTGAAAGTGATTTTTGAAGGTCGTCTGAAACTGGCGGCTGATTTAGGGGTTTGATATGACGATTAAACAGACGGGCGGTACGGTCGTCGGTGCGGTGGTGCAAAACCTGCCCATCGTGATTGACGGTCGCCAAAGCATCTACGAAGAGGGTCTGAAAAACGGCACTCTTCCCGAAGGAATGACCTACAAGCAGTTTTTAGACATGTTGTCGGTCGGGGTTAGTGACGAAGAAGTAAAAAAAATCGTTGCAGCGACGGTATCTGCCGAACTGATACGGCTCGGCTTGGCAAATCAAGGCGGCAATCAGGCTGGCACGGGTAACAACGCGGCGGTGACGCCCACTCCTGCCCCAACGCAACCGGGAACGGGCGGCACGGGTAACAAC